GAGGCTGTGCAGGCGCTCGGGGCGCTCAAGCTGTTCGGGGAGAGCGTGAGCTTCTCGGTGCTGGCGACGTGGCCGGACCGTGTGCGCGTGCTTTCCTCCGCGGGTGTGTGTGTGGAGCTCCCTGTGGTGTTGAGCCCGACGGGCATTCATCTTGGGGCGCCCGTGCATGTTCCGTTGCCGCTTTCGGAGGGGGCGCCCCCCTCCAGGCACCGATCTGTGGTAGAGGATTTCGTCGCGCGGCTGGTGAGCCGGAGCCGAGGAGTGGAGACATGAACGAGTTCGGACTGACGACGCTGGCGGAGGATGCCAAGGCCCTCGGCCTCCCGGAGCTTCTGGAGAGGAAGTTCACGAAGGTGAAGGGGACGGTGGACGCCCACGGGAAGGTCCACCGGACCAAGCAGCATCGGGAGTCCAGCGCCGACAAGGCGGAGGACAGGCGCCGCAACAAGAAGCGCAAGAGCTACCTCCGGAAGCGGTCGCGCAGCGCCAAGGTGCAGCGGCGGCTGGCGAAGCACTCTCAGAAGATCGCCAGGGCCCTGCACCGCACCAAGGGCGCTTTCCGGGGCGCCATGTCGAGGGCGGCGGGGCACGCTGCGCACGCCGAGGGGCAGACGCAGGTGGGAGCCTCCGTGCTGGAGATGCGCGCCCTCGCGGGGGCGGGTGCGGTGGACCTCAACTCCAAGGACACGGTGGTGGCCTTCGCCAACATCGCCTTGGTCGAGGGGCTGCTCGCCAACCACCTCGGGGCGCTCGGGGCAGCCTGGGACACCAACATCTTCGAGGAGATGGAGGAGACGCTCCTGGGCGCCAACGATGACGCCGCGATCATCGCCAAGGGGATGACCGAGGCGCTCAAGCGTCCGAACGAGAAGGTGGATCCTTCGGAGATCCACGAGGAGCTCCTCAAGCACGTCGCGCTCATCAACGCCTGCGTGGAGGCCATGGGCGAGCTGGACACGATCCTCGCGGAGGAGTGCTCCGAGTGCTCCGAGGATGAGGATGCCGACGCCGCGGACCCGCTGGCCGAGGGCGAGGGCGAGGGCGAGGGCGAGGGCGAGGACGACGAGGGCGAGGACGACGAGGACGACGAGGACGACGAGGAGGGTGACGAGGACGAGCCGGGGGAATGACGGCGCCGGTCGCCGCGGAAGCGTGGCGGTACCGGCGCACGGCCTACGCTTCCGGGCGTAAGGAGATGATCGGGTGGGACAAGCGGGATTTTCGATTCGGCAAGCCCACCCGAAAGGTCAAGAAGAAGTCGGTATCCGTGCTGGGCACGGCGAGCCCGTTCAAGGGGAAATCATGGCGACGGTACTGAAGCTACTCACGGAGCGGATCAACACGAAGCTGACCATTGACGAGAAGCAGTCTCGCAACGGGCGGCTGGTCGTCCGTGGGGAGTTTGCCGCGGCGGACCGTCCAACGGGGAACAAGCGCGTCTACGAGCGTGCGCTCCTCAAGCGGGAGGTGTCCAAGATCCAGGAGGACGTGAAGCGTCGCCGGGTCCTGGGTGAGGCCGACCATCCCAAGGACGGGGAGGGCTCCCTGAAGCACGTCTCCCACGTCGTCACGGGGCTCCGGCTCCGGGAGGACGGGGTGGTGGAGGGGGAGGCAGAGATCCTCAACACCGACTGCGGGCGCAACCTCGCGGAGATCCTCAAGGCTGGCTGCGAGGTCGGGGTGTCCTCCCGGGGGTACGGGACCACCATGGCCATCGAGGGGGACGTGAACGAGAAGGTGTCGGACGACTACCGACTCGTGACATTCGACTTCGTGATCGATCCGGCGGACAAGAACGCCTACCCCCAGATGGTTCAGGAGAGCGTGCAGCGGGCGGGCACCCCGAACGAGGGGCCGCTGGAGGCTTCTCTCCTGGAGGAAGCGGAGCGTCGGGGCGCGGCGAGGGGTGCGGCGGAGACGGAGGCGGTTCTCCGCGCGAAGCTCACCGAAGAGCTCACCGAGTTGGTGGAGCGGGTGGACCATGAGGTCACGGAGCGGGTCCGTGGGGAGGCGAAGCTCGCCTTCGAGGCGTTGGCGACGCTCACGTCCTTCCGGCAGCTTCTCGCCCCAACCTTCCTCCCGACGGACTATCAGCGGGTGGTGGATACCAAGCAGGCCGAGGCGCTTCAGGTCACGGAGAAGCTCCAGACCACGGAGCGGGAGCTTCGGGCGGTGTCGGACAGCTACCGGACGTTGGTCTACGAGCACTTCGTGGTGACTTCGGTGCCCGAGGCGGAGCGTGCTGCGGTCTTCGAGGCGCTGGGGGATCTTGCGCAGTTCCCCACGGCGGACGACTTCCGGGCGCGCTTCGATGAGCTTCGGCACGAGATCGTGGAGGCCGCCAGGGTGGAGCGGGAGCGGACGCTGGAGGAGGAGAACAAGACCCTCCGTGCGAAGCTCTCCTCTACTCGGACGGAGCGGTCGCGGTCCCAGGTGGAGATCCACATGGAGCGGGTTCTCGGGCGGCATCCGAGGGAGGAGCGTCTGCGGAGGGTGCTTCAGGCCGCCGATCCACAGACGGTGGAGGCGGTGGACGCCATCGTGGAGGAGTTCGACGCAGGCCAGCCCGCGCTCTCCTCGGACCTCACGGAGCGTATGCGCCAGACCATCGGGCGCGGCGTGGTCCGCGGGGACAGTTCCAGCGCCAACGGGAGCCGCGGGGACTACAACGGGCTGGGGATTTCGCTCACGGATGTTCGCCGCATGGCGGGTATGAAGTAGCAGGGACACAGCGCACGGGCGCGGGTACACAGGCACAAGCCGGACGAGGACAAGGACATGGAAGCACGACAGATGATCGAGGGCCTCTCGGGGATCGGGAACGCGACCCTGGTAGAGCGGGTGGTGGAGAAGTGGAGCGAGCTCCTGAGCGGGCTCCCGATGCGCACCGAGGCGGATCGGTACCGGGTGGCCGTCACGGCCATGCTCGTTGAGAATCAGGCCCGCTACCTGCGGAGCCTCTCGGAGGAGGTCCGGGCGATCAACGTCGGCCCGTACACCAAGAGCCTCTTCCCGCTGCTCCTGCGCATGGTGCCGAACCTCATCGCCCCGGAGGTCGTGAGCGTGCAGCCGCTCACCGGGCCCGTGGGCGCGGTGTTCTACTACGACTGGCAGTACGGCTCCACCAAGGGCCCGACCACCCGCGGGAACATCTTCCCCAAGGACTTCGACCCGGACTACACGTCTGAGTACATCAACGGCGAGATCCTCAACGTCGGGGATGGGGCCGCCTTCGGTGGTGGCGGCACGGCGCTGGCCGGAATGCTTGCCTGGGCGCCGGTCCGTCCGCTCAACGCCGGGGAGGGCTACAAGGTCCTCATCCGGGAGATCAACGCCACCACGGGCGCCGTGGTGCAGGAGGCCACGGACGACGGCGTGGGCGGCTTCACCTTCGTGCCCACGGGCGGTTCCGTGGCGGGCACGATCAACTACTCCAACGGCGGGCTCACGGGCTTCAAGTTCCAGAACATCCCCGCCAACGGGAACCCCATCCGGGCGTTCTACTACTACGACTCCGAGCTCAACACCGCGATCCCGGAGATGAACTTCGACATCAAGAGCGCCCCGGTGACGCCGAAGGCGCGGCGCGCGAAGGCCCTCACCTCCCAGGACGCGGTGGAGGACCTCAAGGCGCTCCACGGCCTCGACGCCGACGCCACCGTGGTGTCCAACCTCGCCCTCCAGTTCGGGCTGGAGATCGACCGCGGCATCATCAACGAGATCTTCAAGGCCAGCGTGGAGACGGCGGACGTGTGGGACCGCGCGCCTCCGGGCGGCGTCCCCGAGATCGACCACCTGCGCTCCATCTTCACCGTGATGAGCTCCCTCTCCGGGCAGGTGCACAAGAAGACCCTGCGCGCCCCGGCGAACTTCGCCATCACCTCCGTGGAGGTCGGTGCCCTCGTCGACCAGTTCGCCAGCCACGCGGACTACCGCGGCGTCTTCGTCCCCGACGGGCAGCCCCTCCTCTCGACCCCGATGGACATGGGGCGCCCCATCACCCAGCACGGCCAGTTCGGCATCGCCCGCCTCGGCCTCCTCAAGAACAAGTGGTCCCTCTACGAGGACCCCTTCTTCTCCAGGGACTTCATGGTCCTCGGCCTCAAGGGCCCCGACTTCCTCGACGCGGGCTTCGTCTACGCCCCGTACATCCCCATCCAGTTCACCCCCACCTTCTACGACCCGAGCGACCAGTCGCTCCGCAAGGGCGTCCGCACTCGGTACGCGCAGAAGTTGGTGCGCAGCTCGTACTACGCCCAGCTGCGTTTGCTCAACTTGTGAAAATTAGTGCGAGAATTCGCACTAATTAGTCGCACCTGCTATGCTGTGTGGCATGGCAAACATCAACTGGAAGCTCCTACAAACGTGGTCTCCCGAGCGGGCGTGGTGGCACGGCATCTTCTTGGGCGACGGGTGTGCTCCCTCTTCGGGGTATCTTCTCCAGTGCACGGGTGCTATCTCCACCATCACGCGGTGGCGGGCACTCATCACGGACGACACTCGCCCGTTCTACGAGCACAAACACGCGCCGGGGGCCTTCGTGGCGGTTGTGCGGTCCCGGGCGCTGTCTGACTGGATGCTCCAGGTCCACGGGTACAGGGGGAAGAAGTCAGACAAGCTCCGGTGGCCGGAGGATCTTCCGAAGGCGTGTCTACCGCACTTCATTCGGGGGCTCTGGGACTCAGACGGGTGCATTTACGTCCAGAAGACCAGGACGCGGGGGAACAAGCAGCGGTCCTTGGTCTACACCTCCATTGCCGTGCCCTTCGTGGAGCGCCTGGGGTTGGAGATCGAGAAGGCGCTTGGGATCCCAGTTCCGAAGCTCAACCGGACGGTGGTTCCCCAGTCGGGGAACGTTCGGGTTCAGCTTTCCTACACGGGGGCGCTCGCACAGAAGTTCGCGGACTGGCTCTACAAGGACGCGCCCGAGCACATCCGGAATGAAGATCGGATGGGGGGCTATCACGAGATGTGCGCGCTCCAGGAGGCCGTGGAAACACCCTGCGCCTGCGGGAACCCGAGGTACACCGCGTCGGGGCTCTGTCGGGCGTGCTGGGAGGCGACGCAGACACACACGACGGGGCCTGGGACGGTGTGCGGGACGGAGGGCTGCACACGGGAGGTGTGGGCGAAGGGGCTGTGTGGGTCCTGCCTCTCCGCCGAGCGCATTCACCAGCCGGGGTATCGGCGGCCTGTGCAGGGGGCGTGTCAGTGCGGGGCCACAGCCTACCGCAAGGGCCTCTGTGATGCGTGCTACGAGCGCCAGCGGCGCGGGAGGCCTCTGCGGGGGCAGGAGCCTGTAGCGCCTGTTGTGCTCGCGCCCTCTGTCGCTCCTGCGCGTTGTCCGTGCGGGGCGGAGGCGAAGAAGAAGGGATTCTGCGTGGCGTGCTTCTACGCTTCCAGGCCGCGGAGGACCGGGGAAGGTACGGTCTGTCCCTGCGGGCGGGGGAATCCCGTGCAGGCGCGGGGGAAGTGCGGCACATGTCTCTCCGCGGAGCGGCGGGCGGACCCCAAGTATCAGCGGCACTCTTCGGGGGTCTGCGCTTGCGGCAGGCCCGCGTTCCGGAAGGGACAGTGTGACGCCTGCTACGCGCGGACTAGGCGTTCGTCGGGTGGGGTTGCGTGCGTGTTGGAACTCTGACTGTGCCGGGGCGTGTTCCGGGCGTCATCTGTGGGAGGAAGCGGCCCCCGGCTCTGCGGACGAGTTCAACGGCGCACTGGCCAAACTCCTTCCGCGCCTCAAGAAGGAGCTGAACCCGAAGCCCACGGCGGTGAAGATGACCTCCAGGGGGACCGGGAAGCAGTCCTTCCGGCGGCAGTTTTACATCCGGTGGGGGGAGCGGCCTGCGGACTACTCGGGCTCGAAGCCGGACCCGGAGGGTTTCGGGTACGCGGAGCTGTGGCTCATCGATGGCCGCGTGGACGGAAGCACCATGGAGCGCAGCCCCACTGGGGTCACCAATGCGACGCAGCTCCGGGACTTCAAGGTGGGCACCGAGGGGAAGACGCCCGAGGAAGCCTACAAGGCTGTCCGGGACGGGCTCCAGGCGTGGCTCAAGGGCACCCTGTAGCGGTCACTGGACCGTACGGTCCAGTCACGCCTTGAGGCACCCGAGGGCGCTGGAGATCACGGGGGTTCCTGGGCGAGGGTGAACAGGAGCGCGAGGGGCGGGAGGGCAGCTCGGAGCTCTCGGTGTCGCGCCTCCATGGACATATCCTCGGGGAGGTGCGGGGGGAGGAAGCCCGCCAGGGCAAGGTGTGCGGTCGTGCGACTGAGGGCGGCGTGGAAGGGGAAGTCTTCCAGGCCCAGCGCCGCGGCTTCCTCGACGGAGGACTTCAGGGTTTCCTGGAGCGCCGCGGCTTCTCCGGAAACGGCCTCCCAGGTAGCGTCTTCGTCGGGGAGTTCGAGGAGGAAGGCCGCGGCGCCGAAGAGGTTGGCGACCGTGGCGCGGGTGACGACGGCGCGCGGCGTTCCGGGGGTCAGGAGGGTTCGGGCGTGGTGCTGGAGATGGAGGGAGGCCGCGGCGAGCTGGTGAGCCCGGGAGTTCGCCATGGCCGTGAAGACGCGCGCCAGCACATCGACGGTTTGCTTGAGCTTCTCCAGGTCTTCGGGATTCATGGAGGGAGTGTTGGGTTTCTGGGGTCCTCGGGTAGCTGGGAGGGACGGACCGTATGGTCCGGTTTTCTCATCGGGGGCGCTGCGCTCCCCTCAGACGCCCCGGAGGGTACTTCGATCATACATAGGCGCCTCCATCGAGGGGAACTCGCTCATGGCGTTCATGTAGTCGAGGGCGCGCACCTGGGGCATGGGGGTGAACTTCTGCGTGCCATCCCCCTCCTTGCGTAGGAGACCGTACTCTCCTCCTGCGAACACGGGCTTGATTTCGTAGGCTCCTGAGATTCCCGTTGCCCGGCTGTATAGCTCCTCCAGCGAGACGGCGAAACACAGGCTCCACGCATCGGGCGCCCACCTGCGGTTGTCGCGGCGTTTGATTCTGGGGATGTAGCGCAGGCGTCGCACCATGTAGGGCATGGGGGCCGAGTCTGGGAAAAGCTCGCTCGGTGCGTCGGGCAGTATCCTGTGCGTGCCCCGCGACACACAGAGCGCGGGGGTCGCGGGGGCGTTCGGGTACTCACGCACATGCCCTAGCCACGGGATGCTGCGGTCGTGCAGCCCCATCCCCTTGATGATCTCCTGGGGGTATCTGTCGTCCGTGGGGTTGATGTCCCACGGTGTGCGCCCGTAGGGGTTTGTCTCCCCGCTCAACACGGGGCGGTAGAGGCTCACCAGAAACCGCGCGAAGAAGAGGTCGGCGGGTACTTCATCGGGCTGGTCTGCGAGCCAGTATGGGCGGGTGGTGGGGGCACGGGTGTCGATGCTCATTGCTCGAAGTTCTCGTGGGCGAGGATGCCCGTGAGGACTTCCACGTCCGTGAAGCCCGCGGTGTTCCCGGACTGCGCAGCCTGATAGGCCGCCTTGACCCTGGCTGTGCGGAGGGCCGCGGCATCGGCGCGCGTCTGCGCCGCAATCTCCCGCGCGGCCTTCGCGGAGAGCGCTGTCACGACGTGCACGCGCTTTTCCCACCGCGCGGGGGCCACGCTCATCCGGTACACGAACCGGGTCTTCCCCTTCGCCGTCAGGCCCACGGCGACCTTGTGCACGCAGTACGGATCGTACTGGCGCATCGAAACCTCCACGCCCTCGTCCGTATCCTGGGGAACCGTATGGGTGGTGCTCATGGTGAGGATCCTTCCGCGGAGGCTTCGTTGCCCCCGTGAGCAACAACATAGCAACGCTTTAGGCATTGGCAACCCCCTCCCGTACGATTTCACCCATTCCCCGGATTCCAAGCACAATCCTCGAATTCGTACAGAACCCCCCTTGCCAATCGCAAAAGCGTTGCTATGTTGTTGTTCACGGAGGCAACGAAGCCTCCGCGGAAGGACTCTCCCCATGACCACGCCCAGCAAGGCCACGCACACCCGGGTTCTCATCGCCTCCGCCCGTCACATGCCCTTCGGGGGCTACGTTCGGATGGCGGCGTGGGTCTCTCGCGCCACGCAGGAGATCGAGGGACTGGAGATCGCCTCGGGGAAGTGTGTGTGGGACGAGGCGGAGTACGCGGAGGTTCTCTGCGGGGAGGGGTGGACTCCGGGGGAGATCCATGGGGCCCTTAGCGGCCTCAAGGAGGAGATCCTGACCTTCGTCAGCTATCTGTGATGGGGTTCGGTTTCGTTTGCGGGCGGCGCCCGCTGTCCCACAATCCCGCGCAGTTGTGTGACATCGCCAGGATGCGCGAGGAGGTTCCGATGTTGTTCTCTGTGTCTCTCCAGGGGGGTTCTACGTTCGTGGTGGTCGCGTCCGACGCGGCGGAAGTGCAGGCGGCTGTGCCCGCTACGCTCCACACGGTGGTGACGGTCACGCCCGTCGCGCTCACGCCCCTCTCCTCGCTCGCCTTCGAGCTCTACGACGCCGCCGACCGCGTGCGCAATGACGCGCAGAAGCGCGGCGCCTTCACCGACCACACCTGAGATGTCCATCATGCTCTTCGATCCCAGCAAGTTCCCAGGTGGACGGGCGATCCTGCCTGTCATTCACCACGCATCCCCTGGCAGTGCTAGGGACTCTATCGGAGTCGCCGCGGAGAGCGGCGCCGACGGGGTGTGCCTCATCACCCAGGGGGCCTCTCTCCACGATGTTCTCGTGCTCGCGGGGTGGGTGCGCAAGACCTTCCCCGGGCCCTTCGTGGTCGGGGTGAACCCGCTCGGGGGCAACGACGTGGCGTTCGCCCACGCGGACGTGGACCTCGTGTGGACGGACGAGTCCATCGTGTCGCTTCAGAACCCCGGGTCTGGGCGGATGGAGCTTCCGGCGTACCTCCGGGGGCGCACGAAGCCCTGGGCGGGCGGGTGTGCCTTCAAGACGCACCGTACGCTACCTCCAGAGGGGGAGGTGATGGCGACGAAGATCGCTGCGCAGTACATGGACGTGGTGACCACCTCCGGGCCCGGGACGGGGCGGGCGGCGTCGGTGGAGAAGATCAAGCGCATCCACGGCGCGCTGGAGGGGTTGGTCCCGCTGGGTTTGGCCTCCGGGGTCACCCCGGAGAACGCGCCCGCAACCCTCCCCTTCGTGAGCCTCTACTTGGTGGCGACGGGGATCGAGCGGCGGTGGGGGGTCCTGGATCCCATCCGCACCCGGGCTCTGGTAGAGATCGTCCATGGCTGACACCCCCTCCGCATCGGAGTCCGTGTCCTCGGACCGTACGGTCCGGTGTCCTCGGTGCGGCGGGGGTGGTCCTCCGTTTACCGCGGAAGGGGCCATGGCGCTCACGCTGGAGCTGGCGCGTGGCCTCCTGTACACCGCCGTGCTCATCGAGCAGGGGCGTCTACGTAGTCTTCCCTGGAGCGCTCTCCAGGAGTCGGCCCCGGAGCTGGCGTCCTACATCGCCTCCAAGGGGGACGTGTTCCTCTACCGCGGGAAGCGCGGGGAGAGTGCCGCCGCCTTCGTGAAGGTCGCGCAGGCCGTGGCCACGCTGTCCTTCCTGCCGGGGGGCGTGACCTTCCTCGGGGAGCACTGGTGTGCGGAGCATCCCGAGGGAGTCAAGCAGACGCCTCCGCGCTAGGACGGCCTCTTCGCCCTCTTCCTGGGGGAGTCCGTGGATTCAGCGGGTTCGGGTTCGGGGGGGCTCTCGGAAGCAGCGCCGTTGGCGTCCTCCGTGGCGCCGATGTCCAGTACGCGCAGGGCGCCGGGATGGACGGGCACGGGGGGCGGGGCGATGACCGTCGCGGGCTGCTGTGCGGGGCGCAGGGTGCGGACCTTGAACACCGTGGCGTCCAGGCTCTCGCGCATGAAGCGATACACCTCCCCACACGCGAGCTTCGCGCCTTCGCACACGGCGATCTGCGCGTCGTTGCGCGCGATCTGCGTGCGGATGCTCTCGATCTGCGCCCGGAGCTGTTCGTTCTCCGCGCGGAGCTTCGTCACGCCTTCGAGCTGTTGCGCTTCCAGCGCGCCCACCATGACCCCGAGGTCGTGACCCCAGGTGGTGAGGGCTGTGGCGTCGAACTCCAAGCCGTCGCTCAGGGCGTTGGAGACGGTACCGAGGATGTGGTGGAGGGTCTTGGGTTGGGACATTTCCCCGCACTATGGGGGAAACTCTGGGGAGGGGTCAAGGGCTACCCTCCGGAAGAGGGTAGCCCTACCCCGCTAGGTCATCGCTCGCAGGCGTGGGCCCGGATGCGCCAGTCCATCGTGGTCGCGGCGAGGCCGGTGACCTGGGCCACGATGTTGTTGGTGGAGAGCGCCAGCGTCGCGGCGAGGCTGGGGTTGTCGCTCATCCCGGAGATGAGGGCGATGTTCCCCGAGACGATGGAGGCGTTGCCCGTGGAGCCGCGCCGGAAGACCCCGTGCAGGAGGTAGCTCGCCCCGACGCTCCCGTCGTTCTTGAGCGCGCTCACCTCCGCGATGAAGCCCTGGACGCTGGAGGCGCTCACGGTGAGACCGAGGTCGATGTCCGTCGCGGTGGCGTTGGTGGTCTGCCCCGTGGCGAGGTAGCTCGGCCCGTAGTTGGTGAGCTTGGAGAAGTCCGAGGAGCTCATGTAGCCGTTCTGGCTGGCGGAGCTCGCGGGGACGGAGATGCCGGTGGGCGTCACGGAGATGGTGGAGTTGGCGGCGTTGACCGCGAGGGCGCTGCCGTTGCCGCCCGTCAGGCCGTTCCCGGCCACGTCGCTCCCGAGCTTGGCCGCGGTGACCGAGGTGGCCGCGAGCTTGGCCGTGGTGACGCCGAGGTCCTTCAGGCGCAGCGTGTCGGTGTTGATCTCGATGCCCACGCTGTCCACGTTGACGGACAGGGCCGTACCGCCACCTCCCGCGAGGCCGCTTCCGGCGACGCTGGTGTTGAGGTGCGACTCCGCGATCCCCGCCGCCTTCACCGAGAGGGTGTCCGAGGTGATCTGGAGGGAGGAGTTGTCCACGTTGACGGCGAGGGTGTTG